GTGATCTTCCACCTACAATTCCAGTAGAGGTAAGAGAAGATGCAAACGGAAACCCCGTAGTAATTCAAGCAGAGGTAGCCTCAGCGTTGCTTGTTCTAGAAAGTCCAGCAGCTTTAGCAAATGCAATATCCAGCTGTTTCAATCCAGATGAAGCAATTGAAGGTTTGACGGAAGAGCAAAAATGTGAATTAGGCAAGGCACTAATTAATATAGGTGCCGATATGTCTATACCAGAACGTGAAAAAGCAGAAGATATAGTAGTTGTAACAATAATAGCTGGTCAGATAGTTCTTGGCACAGCATATAGAAGGAAGGTATAATATGAATATGAACTGGTTAAAAAAATGGGGCTTTGCGGCCCTAAATGAAAACTTTACATTCCTAGGATTTTTCGTAGCCTGGGTAGTACTTGAGGGCAGCGCAAAAACAGTAGTAGGCTATGTAACTCTAGCCTCAGTAGCCCTATGGTTTTTAACTATCGGAATAAGAGAGAGATCCGACAAAGAGTAATAAATGCTATAATAGGGATATGAAAAAAATAATCCCTATTGCTTTATCTGGCTTATTAATGCTATTATTAGCAGGATGTGGCTACGATGGTGGTTATCGATATCCATGTCAAGATCCAGTAAATTGGAAAATTGCAGAGTGCAATCCTCCTATTTGTGAGGCGTCTGGAACATGTACAAAAGATTTAATTAAAACTGATACAGCACAACAAACAACTACAGAAGGAACAATCAATGGCTAAAGAAAGATTATCTCCACAAGATTTAGACGCTAGATTAAAATTTATTTTAGGAATTACGCTTGGTACAATTTTATTATGTACCTCATTGGGAATTTTATATGGACTTTTATTTGTGACACAGCCAATTGGCGCACAGTCAGAAAATGATAAGATGTTTTTTAATGTATTGGGATCAGTTGCTACATTTATTACAGGAACATTAGCTGGGCTTTTGATTGGTCAATCAGGTGCTAAAGATGTGATGTCAGCACAGTTGGCTAATAAAGAGATGGATGCTAAAAATACTCAGGCGGATAAAAAGTTAGAATCAGAAATTGATGATGCAAAAGCACGTAGATTAGCAAAGCCAGACGGTGCAATGCCAGCAGAACAACCTGTTGATACTAGTTGGGATAAGTAATAACTATGTCATCAGCAGAAAAATTTGTTGAGATTGCTAAAACAGAAATAGGAACAGTTGAAGGTCCTAAAGACAATGAAACAAAATATGGTGCATTTACAAAGGCTAATTTTCAACCTTGGTGTGGATCTTTTGTTATGTGGTGTGCAAATGAAGCAGGGATAAAAGTTCCTAATACAGTATATACTCCAGGTGGTGCAGCAGCATTTAAAAAATCTGGTCAATGGATTGACGGAGACATCGCAGACCCAGAGCCAGGAGATGTCGCATATTTTGATTTCCCATCAGATGGTGTAGATAGAATATCACACGTAGGAATAGTTGCAGTAGACAATGGCGATGGAACAGTATGGTGTATTGAAGGAAATACATCTTCAAGTGAAAAAGGAAGCCAGAGAAATGGCGGAGAAGTAGCCAAAAAACTTCGTGCATATAAAAAAAATAAAAAGAATATAATGGTTTCTATAGTAGGTTTTGGAAGACCTAAGTTTGGTGCAGCTTCAAATACAAAATCAGAAGCTACCTCTAAAGCAAAAAAGTCAAAAACATGTTCATCATGTGGACAAGAAATTAAGGGGTAAAAATGGATAATTTAGATAATTTGTCAGATGAAGAAATTTCAAAATCTTACGAGTCAGATAATGAAGAAGAAGACAACTGGGATAATATGGAAAAAGCTTGCTGGTCTGGATATAAACAGGTAGGAATGAAAGACAAAAATGGCCGAAGAGTCCCTAACTGTGTTCCAGTAAAAAAATCTTTATTTGGCACAGAAGGTCCTCAAAAACTAATACCTAAAAATAAATAATAAAATCAGTTGACAATCTATTTTAAACTGCTGTATAATTATGTACTAGGATCAATCCTTTCATAGATTAGGTAAAATGCAAATAAAATATTTAGATATACTTAAAGAGATTAGCCCCTATTATTACCCATGGTTTTCATATCATGTTGAACCCCTATTTGATTATCATAATCCATGGGAAGAAACAGAAGACATAAATTATAAACTTAATAATGTTGGTTTAAGGTGTGATGATTTTAATAAAATTGAAAATTCTGAATCTCATATAGTTTTTGCTGGATGTGAGTTTACAATACCTATGGATGTTAAATATGAAAATGGTTGGGCTTATAAGATACATAATGAATTTTATAAAGATAAATGTAATTTTATTAACATATCATACGCTGGTGTAGACTCAGATAGACTTATTTACAACATTTTAAAATACATTAATTTATACGGAAAACCCTCAAAGCTTTTTATTTTAATGCCAGAGCTAATAAGAGCATACGGCTGGTGGCCAGAAGCAAGAGGATTCAAGCCCAAAATGTATAGGCAGCATTCTGGTGGCGAAGAGCACAACCTAATGGCAGAACCTCATAATCTACCACTTCAACTACTTGCATTAAAGTATATTCAATCAATTACATTTTTAAATCAATACTGTAAAGATACTGGGATAGATCTAATATGGACCTCATGGGACTCTCAAACAAATGAATTTTTAGAACAATATAATTTTAACGGTTTTTTTAAGATAGATTTACACAAAGATTTTGATCAGAATTATATATATGAATCATTTAAACAAAGAATAGAGGAAAAGATATGACAAAGCATATTTGGGACTACTATCAAGAATATTTTGATAAGATTGGTAAATCAAAAGAAAATATAATCCACATTCCAAACTTTATGACAGATAATGAAATAAAATTAGTAATGGAATATATAAGTAATTATAAGGACGATACAGAGTTTTCTGGTGGTAAAACTTTAACTTTAGATAAAATAAAAAACGAAAATAAAGAGCTATTTGAATTAATTATGGAATACGGAAGTAAAGTTTTTTCAATAATGAAAAAAGAATACTGTGACAAATATGACATAAAACTAAAATATATGCCATGGAATCCTTTCCATATAGTAAAATGGAAACCCGAAATGTCCAGCGGACTACATTCTGATTGCCAGTACCCAGACGGAAGTCCATTAATGAAGTCTAATTATTATAAATTAAACATTACTGCATTAATATATCCAAATGATGATTATGTTGGTGGAGAAATCGGATGGCCAGATTACGATTTAGAAATAAAGCCAAAAGCAGGGGATCTCGTCATATTCCCAGCCAATAATTATTATTTACATTATGTTAAAAACGTAGAGTCTGGATTGAGATTTACAATGCCTACTTGGTATACATTTGACGTTGGGGTGGAAATTCCAATCCAAGAGTATGCCCCAGAAGCTTCTAAAAATTTATGGGTAAACGAAGGAGAAGACTCTTCACATTTGAGTCAATACTAATGAATCCAGATATAGAAAATAAAATTTTAGACAATATTTTGACTCAAGGTCAAATTGATAGAATATATAAGGCTGTGGAAGTTTGTCCAAAAGATAAGATTAAAAACGATAATCCATGGGGACAAACAGTTTTTTATATAAAAGAATTTGACTCAAGATTTGATGGCGCAGAAGATATATTTAATACTATTGAAGACAGGGTTGAACAGGCATATGGCAAAAGAATACCTATATTGGGAATACAGTTTGCTAGGTACGATACAACCTCACACATAATGCCAAACCTAGACTTTCATATAGATTCAGTATTTAAAAAGCCTATGTTAACATTTGATATACAGGTAAAATCAACAATAGATTGGCCAATTATTGTAAATGAAAAAGAGTATAGTCTTAAAGACAATCAGGCACTAACATTTTCTGGCACCCATCAGGTTCATTCTAGGAAAAAAGTAGAATTTTCTTCTAATGATGTATGCGATATGATATTTTGCCATTTAGAGCACACGGACATGGAAGACATTAGTGCAGAACTTAGAAAAAATATTATGGATTTAGTAAAAAAGGCAAGTAAAAAATAATGTTATATTTAAATGAGCTTGGGGTTGATGTGTTTATTAAAAGATACAATCATAAATTACAAGATTCATTTTGGAACAATTATGATTTAGTTTTGTGGGAACAGGATAGTTCTGGATACTACAATGCTAATGGAATGTATCATAAAAATAATTGGGGTACACATAAAAAATTTATTGTAAACAAAAATGGATCATGGGGGTTGCCAAAACAATATGTCAAATATTTTAAATAGTATTGGTATTGATGAAGAAGATTTAGATTGGTGGCATCTTTCTATATGCAGAGGTATGGACACTAATTTATTTTATGAAAAATATGAAGTAGATGATAAAATTGCAAAAAATATTGATGAGGCATGCTTGGCTTGCCCTGTTATAAAAATGTGTTACAAAACTGGTGTTGAAAATAATGAGCATGGCGTGTGGGGCGGAGTTTATTTAAATTCTGGCTCTATAGACAAGCCAAGGAATATTCATAAATCACCAGAGGTATGGAAAAGATTAAAGGCAAAAAATGTACATTGATAAAAACAAAAATCATTTTAAGCATGGAATAAATCAATGGACTGGGGAGCCAAACAAACCAGTATTCTACACAACAGAAATGGCTAAAGCCTTAAGAGGAATAACTAAACCAGTAAACAACTTACAAATGGATGTTGTTAAATATCCAGAATTTTTAGCATTAAGATTGTATGAAGACAATTTTATACAATTTGAGGGTACTAAAAAAGAAATGGTCATAGACTACGTATCAAAAGTAAAAAAATTGATAGAGTCATATGGAGTAAGATGCGAACTGGAAGGGGTTCCTAGTGAAAGAATATTACGATAGGGTATTGATTGTCTATATCCCAGAAGATGATATGCATGGAACCGTTGAAAAATTAGGTGCTTTTGCGTCTAATGTTAAATATACAAAAGATGAAATAGAGCATGAAGAGCTACTAGGGAATGAGGAGTTTATTATAATGGATGAGATAGTGTTTACACACATAGAAGAGGGTGAAAATGGATAAAGTTCTTTGCTATTCATGCAATAAAACAAAAAACAAGTTAACTATGAAAAAGTCAACACTTGTTTCAATTAATTTACTTATGTGCGAGTCTTGCATACTTTCTAAATTTGAACCAAGATGGTTAATTATATTAACTGGTCGCCAGCAAGGCGCAGAAGTAGTTAGAGAATTTGTTTTAAAAAGGAAGTATGTTGGACAAGAAATTACAGCTTCTGAGTTATTAATTTAATATACATTATACGGTATAATATGGTATATAATGAATCTGGATCTGACAACTATAATTATTGCAATATCTGCAGCGATATTGTCTGGCATGGGTACGGCAATTATTGCTGGAATTAGCGATAATAAAAAAGAAAAAAATAGGCAAATAGAGCGTGAGCAAGACCATTTAAAAATAGAATTAAAAGATCTTAAAATAGAGCTCTACCAGTTAGAAAAAGAATTGACTGAGTGGAAAGATAAATACTATAGCACCCTTCAAGACCTTATTGTGGTCAAATCCGAACTTGAGAATGCCCTGAGAGAGCTCTCAGACCTGGATTTTCCAGAAAAAGAGGGCTAGCCCTTCGAATTTATAAATAGTATACTAATACTATGACAGCCGTAGTAGCTTTAATCCATGAAAACAAAGTCCTATTAGGGGGCGATTCTGCTGCGTCCGATGACAAAAGCGGTTTAATTTTTTCTAGAGTAGATCCAAAAGTTTTTAAAGTTGGACAATTTGGAATAGCATTTGTTGACAGTTTTAGAATGGGACAAATTTTACAATACAATTGGGTTCCACCAATTTATAAACCAACCGTAGGATTTAAAAATTTAGATAAATTTATGAGAACTAAGTTTATTGAATCAATTAAAGAGGCATTTAAAGAACAAGGCTATGGTAATCAAACTGCAGGATCTACGGAAGATGGCGATGAGGGTGGAATATTTATTATAGCAGTTCAAAATTCTGGTAGAATATTTGTAATGGATACCGACTTTCATATTGGTGAAGCAGACCTACAATATATGGCAGAGGGTGCTGGACAAGAGTTGGCTTTAGGGTCACTGTTTTCTACAACTGCTATCAAAACACCTCGTAAACGTGTTAGGATGGCCCTAGAGGCTGCCGCTAAGTTTAACATGTCTGTTAGACCACCATTTACAATAATTGAAGTTTAGAGTATAATAAACTATATGGACATTAATGATCTAAGACCAGAAAACAACAATATGTCAATGGATCTTAGAGGAACTCCAACTCACGTATGCCCATGCGGATGCTTTGTTTGGAATCTTAAAGTGGTGTTTGAAGATTTTGATATCTCAACATACTTTTTAGACATGGAATGCGCCAACTGCGGAAGCTTAGCAACCGCCCCTACACCAAAGGATAGACCAGAATGAGAAAGTCAGAAAGATTAAGGCTATTAGAAATGCAAATAATCAAACTAGAGTTTGAGATAGATTTGTTAAATAACATGCTTGCAACTCTTTTGGAAGCAAACAGCTTAGCTCAGCCACAACTAGACGCTGGCAAATGGTATCAAAGAAGGCTAGACAAGAACTCTTGACATATACGCTACTAATTTAGTAGAATATGCATATGAATAAAAAACTAATAACTGCAAGTACAGCGGTAGCAATAATGCTATCCACCATGTTAATTACTGTAGAAGCTAAGGCGGAAACACAAGCACCTACAGTAGCTGTTTTAGATACAGCACTAGATACTTCTTTGCCAATTTTTAAAGATAAAATTGTTTACGAAGTATGTATTTTGGAATGGGCCTCATGTCCAAATGATCAAAAGTTTATGGAGGGTCCAGGATCTTCTGTACTGCCATCAAACATTATTTCTTCAAATGGTTTTGATCACGGAACACAAATGGCATCAGTTGCAGTAGCAACTAATCCAAATGTTAAAATTGTTTTTATAAGAATAATTGGAAATACCCCCTCTGGTACTCGTCAAGTTACTGGTGAGACTGGTGTATCTTTAGCATTAAAATGGGTATTAGATAATAAATCTCGTTTTAACATTCAAAGCGTTGCAATGTCTCAGGCAAACCATTCTATATTAACAAGCCAAACAGACTATTGCCCAGCAACACCAATGCTTCGTGGAGCAATATCATCATTAGTTTCTTCTGGAACCCCAGTATTTTTTGCAGCGGGAAACATGAGAGACCTTTCAAGATTATCTTGGCCAGCCTGTATTAATGATTCAATATCAATTGGCATGGCTGATCAATATGAGCAAATAGATAACTATTCTAATTTTGATAAAGATAGATTAGACTTCTATGCTCTCGGCAACATGAAGGTTGCAGTTCCAGGCGGATCAGTAAAAAATGCAACAGGCTCATCAATTTCAACACAGGTTGCTGCTGCTACATGGGCTGGCATTAAATATTCAAATCCTTCTTTAACTTATCAACAGGTTTTAGATATATTTAATAATAATTCAAAGTCAATACGTGGTGCTAGAGGGCAATATGGTAAACTTATTTCTAGCAATCCAAGCGTAATTCAGCCAAGTACACCAACAGTAGCAAAGCCAGTTACTCCAGTAACTAAAACTGCAGAACAGTTGGCGATTGAAGCAAAAGCTGCTCTTGTAATTCAAGCCAATAAAGCGGTTGCAGATGCTGAATTAGCATATCAGGCCGAAATTAAATTAGCTGCAGATAAACTTGCTGCAATTAAATTAGAATGGTCTAAAAAAATAAATGGCTAATATGACAGTATTAGAAGAAATTATTAAACAAATTGGCGAGGAGTTGTACCAGAAATGGTACAACGCCCTTGCTATTGAAGATAGAACAGAAGAAGCCTCTAAAGCAATGGCACAAAATGCGGGAGAGACTACCTTTTGGGTAATTCAAACATTTATGACTAAATTTAACGAGGCAGCAGAAGAGCTAAAGGATAAGTAAACATTGGTAAATAATAGAATATTGATAAATTCTGCTCCGAGAAGTGCAACTACTTGGCTGCAATTTATTTTATATCATCATAAAATAACTTCTCTTAATATCAATAATATAAAATATGGTCCAGATATATATTCTCCTGCATTTATTATAAGATCCCACGTCCCAGTAACTTTATTAGCAAAATTTGATGACATAACTCAAACAACAATATTAAGAGATCCTTTAGATTTAATACCTTCAATAGTTACTAAAACTGCGGGTGGGCTAAGGGATAGTGTTATAAGTGGCATCCCCCAGCCAATTGAACGAGATTATGCAAGCTTAGAGAGTTTAATTATAGACAAATTTACTGTTTATAAAAATTATGCTCATGGTATAGAAAAAAATATTAAAAATTTAAAACCTTTTACTTTTGATCAAGTAACTTTAAATATAGAATATGTAGTTAAACATTTATTAGGGCTCGAAGCAGATAATAAAAACATCGACAATTTAAAAAAATCTGCTAAAAAAACCATTAAAGTATACGACAAGGGAGACCTAGGACTTAATAACGCCCTTCCAGTAGACAAAAAACCAGATTTATACTACAAAGTAAAAAATATGCTTTTAAACACTGGCGGGTTTGATAAAATACAAAAAATATATGAGGACTCTAAAAGCTTAATTCTTGATGAACAATCTAATTGGTGAACATTTAGTGTCAAAAAAACCAGTTAGACAATTTGATTTTGATAAGGTATTAAATCTATCAAATGATGAAATTGAAAGCTCACACCTAATAGATCAAAAGCAACTGATGTCGGCAAAAATTTATAAAAATAGGGAAGAGTATATAAAAACTCTGCCTTCTAATTGTGATTATATGGAGCTTGGAGTTGCTTGGGGATATTACTCAGACATTGTAGCAAATTTAAAAAGTCCGTCATCAATAGATTTGGTAGACTGGTATAATCAAGATCTTAAGTGCTGGTCTTGGAGAAAATTTGGATCATGTCAATGTGAACCTAAGCATCAATTATTATACACACCTGAAACACATCAAGAATATATCATTAATAAATTTAGTATATATAATAATGTTAATGTAATAAAAGGGAGTGTGCCTCAAATACTTGATGGCATCGATAAAAAATACGACTATATATATGTAGACATTACAAATGAAAGAAAAATTATTAGAGAGACTTTAAATAAACTAAAAAATATGGTTAAGCCAGGTGGAATTATAGGCTTAAACGATTACTTAATATATGATGGTATAATTGAAGATGTGCCATACGGGACTTATCAATCAGTAAATGAGTTTTTATTTTTAAATAAGGAATGGTCTGTGGACGCAATTGCATTACACCCATTAGGATTTTATGATATATATTTAAGGAGTCCAATTGAATAAATTAAATCAATTTAATAAAGATCTAGACATAGATTTTAATATTCTTGAAAGAAGCTCAGGGATAAATGATGTTTTTTTTAATTTATTTGATAAGACTTGGTTTAATTCTTTAACCGAAAATCAAAAAATAACAAAGAAATTTACGATACTCCCACACGGAGTAGAACAATGTGCTGACGATGGCTTAGTATCTTACCAGTATAACTCAGATTTTTTTAGGTGCGATGATTTTACTACCGCACACAATAAAAAGTATCATGTACTATTCGGTGGTTGCTCGGAAACAGAAGGCGTTGGGGGAAATTTAAATGAGGTCTGGTCCCATAAGCTTTACTCAGAATTAAAAGAAAAATATGAAATTGATGGATATTATTCATTAGGAAAATCTGGAAACGGATGGCATAAGATAGCTTTAAGTTTAATGATTTATGTAGAAAAATATGGGAAGCCTACTCACTTTTTTGTGATGCTTCCAAACATTGGAAGAAATTATTATTGGAATAAAGAAGAGAGATCTTGGTCATATTTACAAAAATATGTAAAAGAGGCATGGGAAAATCCTCCACACAAAGAAACAAATTTATTTGACTCCAACGAACATAAAAAACAATTTATGGAATTTGCAGTAGGATGGAAAATGCTTATTAATTATTGTAAATCAAATAATATTAAAATTTTATACTCTACTTGGGACACTAGGGAAAATAATAATATAAGTTTGTGGGATCAACAAGATAAATTATTTTTGATTAACGATACAGAAAATTTATTAAAATTCATAGAGAGCAAATACCCAGACATGAATGTTCCAAAAAATCTTTTAAGTAAAAGAGATGGCCATTCTGGTGATATTAAACATGAATATTGGAAAAATGTTTTTATTAAAGCCATCGAAGAAAGAGGTCTTTTTAATGATTAAAAAAATAATAATGTTATACAGAAAAAGAAAAGTTAAAAAACAGCTAAGTAAAAAACAAAGATTTATTTATTAGGGAGTAAAATGAAATCATTTTATAAAGAAAATGTATTTAATAGTACAGATTTTGTTAATATTAAAAACTATGTTTTAAACCACATACAGTCATCTGATGATTTTAATTATACAAAAATTTATGGAAGATATTGGAACACAATAGAATTCAATGAGGATATTAATAGCCTATTAATTAAAACCGCTAGATCTGGATTTGATGTTGATAATTTAGAAATAGTTTATACCCAATGCGTAAAATATCAGATAAAAGATGGGGTTATTCCTTCTTTAGGAAACCATATCGATGACTTCTATGCTACACATACACTTAACATAATTATAGATTCAACTCTAGACTGGCCATTGACAGTTGAGGGCATAGATTTTCCAAGCTTAACAAACTCAGCAGTCTTTTTAAAAGGAGATGAAGACTTTCATAATAGGCCCAAGTATCCATCCTTAAATGAAAATGATTACGTTATAGCTATTTTTGTTAATTTTGCCCCAGAAGACAGTGAGATTATTAAAAAAAGCAAAAGATTTAAAAGTTTGCCAAAAGATGTTCAGCAATCCATGAGGTTAAAAATGACCCCAAACGATGTTAATCTATATTGACAATACTGGAATCATTATATATACTTAACCAGTGATCATAGATAATAATAATTTTGAAGAATCCATAACGGCTCATAAAGTTATCTTAGTTGATTTCTGGGCAGAATGGTGTAGGCCATGCAAAATGTTTTCACCAATTTTAGATGAAATATCAAAAGAATATTCTATATGGATAGGCAAAATTAATGTAGATGAAAATAAAGAAAAGTCTTTAGAATATAATATTGTATCTTTGCCAACTACAATTGTTTTTGAAAATGGAAAAGAAGTTAAAAGAATTTTGGGTGCAAAATCTAAACATATGATGTTAAAGGAATTAGATCAATGGATTTAGAATTTGAAATTTGGTTTAAAAATGGAGTTGATCGTGGTTGGATTTCTGAAGTTTTTTGCGGCACACACGATGCCCCACCAATGGATGATGAAGAAATGCAAGAATGGGAAGACGGCGGAGACCCATGCTCATTTCATGTTAAGGTAAACGAGTTGTATTAAAGCGACATTTTACCGACTTAAACGTTTAACATAGTGTGAGCATGTCACAGATTTCTGTCTCGTTAAGAGGCAGATTAACATAAGGAGAAATAAATAGAATGAACTCATTCAAGAAAGTATCGCTAATCATCGCTGCAGCCCTGACTAGCACAATGCTTGTAACGCCAGCAGCTAACGCTAACGCTGGAACTGTCACATTAACAGTGGCGGGATCTGCAGCAACGGGTGGAACAGTAGTAACAACTCCTGTATCACTACCAGTGCCAGCAGATAACAGTATAGATGCAGCAGATGCATTAAAGATTGCTGTAACATCAGTAGACACAGGAACAGTAGTAACGGCAGTTGCAGTAAATGCAACTCTTGTACCTGCTCTTGCAGCAACTGGTTCAGCAGTAACAGCATCATCTGGAACATCAACGCTATCAATTGCAACGGGAACTGGAACATCGGCAGACTTTTATGTATATACTAAAAGTACAGCAGTAGGATCAGTATCTATTACTCGTGCAGGAACAACAACAGTTTATTATGTACAAGGTACCGCAGGTGCTTTGAACTCAATTACTTTGTCTGCCCCAGCATCAGCAGCAGCAGGTACGTCACAAGTTCTTAAGGTATCTGGATACGATGTATTTGGAAATCTAAAGAGTGGAGCCACAATTAATACTTTGGTTTCAAGCTCTGGAACAGCACTGTCAACAGCGCTAACAACTGACTCAGCAACAGCAACACTTGGAACAAAAGAGCAGACAGTAACAATGCCTGCCACTGGTTCAGTAACAGTAGTTGCATACGCAACAGTAGCAACAGCCGTAACAGGCTTAGCAGCACCAATAGGGTCTGTAAGCGCTACAATTGTAGTACGTGATGTTGTATCAGAGCTTGCGGTAGTTAACGCAGCGTTGGCAGCAGAAAGAGCTGGTCGTGCAGCCGATAAAGTTGCAGCAGATAAGGCACTTGCAGATGCAAAGGTTTCATCAGATTCAGCAACAGCAACTTTGAAGGCAGAGAATGAAGCCTTGAAGAAGACTATTGCAGATCTAAAGACAAAGTTTAATGCTTTGGCTAAAAAGTGGAACGCAAAATTTCCTAAATTAAAGGTAAATTGGATTAAGTAATTAATTTAATTAAAAGGGGCAAGGCTTAGGCCTTGCCCCTTTATCATATAAATGATAGAATAAGATAATGGATAGCAATAAAAAAACATTATTAAAAACAGCAAGTTGGGAAACATTTCATCTTGTAGGCGTGGCTGGCGTGATATATTTGTTTACTGGCGAATGGGAATATGCAAGTCTTGGGGCCCTTATATATATAGGATGGGAAGCCCTTGGATACTATTTACATGAAAGAGTGTGGTCTAAGTTTGGAAATAAAATAAAATAGTGCTTTCAAATATGTGTGAAATAGAAGGTTGCTTAAATAAAGCAACCAGAATAGCAAATTCCCCCTCAAAAATAATATCTGTGTGCGTAGATTGCTATAATATACAGTATAAATCTTAATCAACTAAATGCTATAATAGAGGCATAGATGGATTTCTAGACCCATCTAAATACAACAACCTATAGGAGAAATAAAATGTCAGACGGAAAAGATTTAAAAGGATTTAATGAGTCTAAGCCAGCAGGATCATCACCATGGCCAACAGAATCATACACAGAGGCACCAAAAGCTGCATTCCCATCAACTGATAAGTCATCACAAGATGGCGCAGGACTAAACAACGGCGGTAAGTAATAATGTGTTTTGAATGCGGATGCGAGTCAGTAGGAAGTACAACTGGAATTGTTCCAGTTACAATTACTGAAGTTTCAAGAGATGGAGAGGCTGGTCTTACATTAAATATGACAGCAACTCCAGAACAAAGAACATCATTTATCAATGAGTGATAATGGAACTGGTATGGCAACCCCACCAAACAATGAACCATCAGGTGCGGTAACTTCCCAAGAAGTTGGTCGTAAAAAACCAAATCAAGGAAAGTTTAGATCGGGAATTAATGGTCCAAGGCCAGCAACAAAAGTAGATACTAATAAACACGGTATCCGCAGAGAAACAAATCTTGGTCCTAAAAAAACTGGTAGACCAAAGAAAGTTTAATTATGTGCATAAGATCAATATCTAGTTCTTCGGAGCTAGATATTGATATTTTAAGAACAATAGATGATCAAATAGATGATGCAGAAGAAACAGGAATTATTTAGCAGAAAGAGTTTTAATGATTATTCAAGTAATTGGATTACCAGGAGCTGGTAAGTCTACATTTTCAAAAGAGTTGGCGGATAGAATTAATGGCATACATTTAAATGCTGATGAAGTAAGAGCTGAATTAAATAAAGATCTGGGGTTCGCACCAGAAGACAGAATTGAACAAGCACGTAGAATGGGTGCGCTATCACGATTGCTATCTAAACAAGGATATCACGTAGTTGCAGATTTTGTAAACCCAACAGAAGATACTAGGAAAGCATTTGGTAAACCAGATAAAGTTGTTTGGATGAATCGTAAGCCAATTAGAGATTTTTCTGATACTACAGCAATGTGGGAAACCCCACATAATGTAGACTTAATGTTTGATGATTTATATGAATATAATGATGCCGCAAGAATTGCTTGCATAGACTTTCAAATACATGACTGGAGACTTCCTACAACATTAATGTTGGGGAGGTATCAGCCATGGCACGAGGGTCATCATGCTTTATATAAAGAAGCAGGACAAAGAACAGACCAGGTAATGCTTGGCGTTAGAAATACATACAAGACTAGCGAAAAAGATCCTCTCACATTTGATCAGGTAAAAGAATATATTGCTAAAGATGAATTTATGGACGGATCAATGGTTGTAAGACTTCCCAATATAACCAACATTGTTTATGGTCGTGATGTGGGGTATAATATTGAACAGGTAGATTTGGGGGCGGACATTCATGCTATATCAGCTACTCAAAAGCGTAAAGAATTGGGTATTTGATTTATTCTCGGCTAACGGTTGGGTAGATAAAGAAGCAATGATTTATTTTGAACAGGACGAAAATGAAAGTAACTAGGTCTAGATCATTTGTTAAAGCGTTAAGTTATCGAATATGGGGAACTCTTTCTTCTGTTGCAGTTGCTTATGCTATAACAAGAAACGCTACTCTTTCTGTGACAATTGCGTTTTGGGAAACTGTTGTTAAAGTATTTATCTATTACGCACATGAGCGTGGATGGAACTATATACAGTGGGGAAGAGTTAATTGAAAAGAATATTAAGACATGCTGGCAATATGTATGAAATTACAGCATTTGCCATAAATTTTGTAAACAAAAATAAAACTAAAGAAAGAATTTTTCATGGCAATGGTAGCGGATTTTACGGAAATTTTACTTTAACAAAAGATTTATCTAAATATACAACATCTCAATTTTTATCACAATTAAATAAAAAGTTTAAGATAGCAATAAGATTTTCTAATACATTGTCTGAACATGGAACCTCAGAGCTATTACGTGATAATAGAGGGTTTAGCGTAAGATTTTATGGTGAAGAGGAAATTTGGGATATAGTTGGTTTAAATACTCCAATTCAATGGATAGACATGATTGATGACACTATGCTATTTCATGATTCAATGATAAAAAATACTTATAAAAATTTATTGGACCACACAGATAAATGGAATTTTATTAATAAAACTTTATCTGGGCTGCACGTTATGACTATGATATTTTCAGATCGTGGTATACCAAAAGGTTGGCAACATATGAATGGATATGGATGTAATACGACATCTTTAATAGACAAAGATGGAAATAGAACTTGGATTAAATTTCATTTTAAGACACAACAGGGACACGATTGGTATTCCGAAGAAGAAGCTGCCAAAATATCTTTCGATTATCCAGATAAAATGACAGTAGACATGGTAAATTTAATTAACTCTAAAAACTTCCCAAAATGGAAAGTTTATATTCAAATGATGGAAGAGGATAAGTATAAAGATTTAAATTATAACGTATTCTCATCTACAAATATATGGCCACATGCAGATTTCCCTTTAATAGAAATCGGGGAATTTGAATTAAATCAATTACCAAATGATCAAATGGAAGAGTTTGAAAAAATGGCTCTTGCTCCTGGTAATATACCAAAAGGAATGGGACTATCTCCAGACTTTAGCTTAACTGCTAGGGTGGATTCATATCCAAAACTTCAACAAATAAGGTTGGGTAAAAAAATAAATGAGCTGCCCACTCATATTAGAAAAGATATGGACCTATACAAAAATAATATAATCTGGCTAGAGTGTCAAAATAGGCAATACGAAGAATATTACTATAGTCAGCCAAGGGCTTTATGGAATTTATTTGACAAAAATCAAAAATCAAGATTACATAAAAATATTGCAAAAGCTTTATCAAGAGCAGATAAGTCTACAATAGATAAAATTATTAACAGATTAATGAGAATAGATCCAAGATATGGAAAAGGAGTATTAAAAGAATTAGGTAAACTAAATGTTTAATACAATTAAATGTAAAATATTTAAACATAATTTTTTACAGTTATCGTGCCCATTTACTGGACTTACCTACAACTCCTGCATCAGGTGTGGACACACATATGCTATTGCTTAGGGCATGGGTATTTGATCCATTATGGGTATTTATTAGGCACTTGTCAATTAATCTATATTTATCTTTCTTTGTTTATTTAAACTTTTTAATAAAGAATCTTGGTTTTGATATAAATAATAAAAAGAAAAAAAGGAAACCAAGGAAAATACTTAAAGAAACTACCTTATTCATACTAGCCACTTCACCCCTATTTATGCTATACTTTCTGCTATGAAAAGCAATATTATAAATATATTAATGATAATTACTCTATCGGCCATTTTTGCCCACGGGGTATATACAATAATTACTAAAAGCTTAGACTAACAGATGCATGACCATGAGTTCAAATTAGACATGGACGGTCAAGTAACATGCTCTATATGTGGAGCTATGGGAGACGATATGCCTAATCCAGAGCCAACAACAGGATATGGATATGATGAATTAAAAGATTTTGATATGGGATATAGAGATATTCGTAAAAATAGAATAACACCATTTTTAGGAAGATCTAGATGAAAGAAATAGATGCATATTGTAGGTACTGCAGCAAATTATCTAAAGGTAAAATAACTGCAGTATCAGAATTAGAATCTGGCAACTATTTATACATAGGTGAATGTTCATTGTGCCTATATGAAATTAGAAGGATAGTGCCTAAATCTAAAAACAAACAGTATCCAGACTCTTGGTATAGACAAACTCCAAAAGGAATGTAGTTGACTATAATTATACAAATATAGTACAATGTCTGTATGAAAAAGAAAGTTGATACTTTTTTAAAAGTAGGAAAAGACCCAAGCACAGGGCTTTGGTATTATCAAAATAGAGTTGGAATGAAATCTCAGGCTATATTTAAAGACAAAAAAGAAGCTTGGAAAAAGGGATGCCAATTCATAGATTTTTTAAAACATAAATAAAAAAGGATAAATAATATGCCACTACATAATCAATTACTGGTAAATGGGTACACAAATAGTGCAATAAAAAGTGAAGCGTCAGCAATAGAGTGGATGCAGTCATTAGTCGACTCCATCGACATGAAGACCATACAGGGTCCATATTCATCATATGTGACCAAAGAAGGCAATATGGGCCTCACATGCATAGTAATGATAGAGACCAGCCATATAGCATTACATATATGGGATGAACCAAATCCAGCAGAAATTCAGTTTGATCTATACACTTGCGGAGACTTACCAATAGATAAAATTTTAAAAAAGCTTGAAGATGATCTAGGACTTGTAAATTATCATTATATGGTACTTGAAAGAGCAACTGGATTTAATGTATTAGAAAGAAATAGGGCTGGGTACAATCCTAAACCTATCGATACGGGAAAAGAGTAAACATGTTTGATTTATTACACTCATCAGCAATTGCTTTATTAATGCTGGGATCATACGGATGGGGATATAAGCAGGCCACAAAAAAAGAAAGACAAAAGGGATGTCAAATTTGATGTATGCACTAAAGTTATTGTTGCGTCAGAGGCTACTTAAACAAGCAATAATGGCGGTAGAGTGGGAAAATGCAGAATTGTTAGATGCATTGGCTGAATATGAAAAAGAAGAAGTCCCAACCAATCTAACATGGTCTGAGGGTGATATGTGGTACGGGTGGACATTTAATCCAGAACAGAATAAATACTACTTTGATGATATTGGCAATGAATCTATTTCGGGATTATGGGAAGATCAAAGACTAAGAGAGACTAATAGCATTATATAAATATATTTATATATTACATTATATGGGCGCAAAAAGTGAAGCGGAAAATAGAAGCTCATCTAGCCAGTACCTGGCTTAATATAGTATAATTGATAAATATGGCACATAGAAAATTAATTAATGGCGGGTCAGCTTGGGAGCTACAGGCTCCAATAGACCTAGTAATTCATACCAAGGCTCCAGGTAAATGGAAGATAATTGATATGGAGACTGGACAAGAATATATAGGGTCGGCAGAACCAAATAAATATGGATGCTGGATACGAATTAAGGATATAGATGGCAAGGACTGATACAGTTACTATAAATAGACCAATAGGATTAATATCTAAGTTTATCTGTTTATACATTCATATATCTATACTTATTACAGGCACAGCTATATTTACTCATATCATGCAATTAGATCCACATAGATAAAGCAGTTGACTAGGATTACATAGATATAGTATAATATATTATATGACTGAAGAAAAAATACCAGGATATAAGCAAAATCCACCAGACTGGTGCGATGATTGTAATGCTGCTCCAGGTGGAGAGTGTCCAGATTGTGGATGCACTCATAATTGTTGAAAGGCGGGAACAATGATAGAACTAATACTAATAGCCATTACATGGTATGCA